CGGCATGGCTGTGTTTCGCTTCCTGCCTGCTCCTGCAGTAGATGGCGATGACGCTCTTCCTTGGATTCGCTATTTCGATCATGGCTTCAAGGGCCCTACCGGTAAGTGGTTCATCGAGAACTCGCTTACCTCTCTCGGACAAAAGGATCCTGTGTCCGAATTTAACTCTCAGCTTTGGAATGCTTCAAGCGATGAAAACTCATGGCAGCGTAAGCAGGCACGTGAGCAGAAGCGCCGTCTCCACTATGTTGCTAACATCTATGTGGTGAAGGATCCTGCTAATCCTGCTAACGAAGGCAAGGTCTTCTTGTACAAGTTCGGCAAGAAGATTTTCGACAAGCTTACCTCAGCCATGAATCCCGAGTATGAAGGCGACAAGCCTCTCAACCCGTTCGACTTCTGGTCTGGTGCTAACTTCAAGCTCCGTTCTAAGATGGTTGCTGGTTATGTCAACTACGATACCTCATCGTTTGACACTCCTGGTCCTCTGCTTGATGATGACGCAGAGCTTGAGAAGATTTGGAAGTCCGAGCATTCTCTGAAGGAAGTTCTGGATCCTAAGAACTTCAAGTCATACGACGAACTCAAGCGTAAGCTCGAGGACGTTCTTGGTGCAACTCTCGGCTCGGCTGATGCTCCTGTCAAGGATCAGATTACCGATGCTGTTACTCAGAGGCCAAACTTCGAAGCTGCAAAGGCTCGTAAGTCTGTCGCAGAAGATGTGCCATTTGATACTGAGGATGAAGACCTTAACTACTTTAAGGGTCTTGCAGACGAATAATTGCAACGTGAGAGTAGAAAGGGCAGCCGCAAAGCTGCCCTTTTTTATTATGAGAAGTGACCGTTGACTAGATTAGAACTATTTTCGCTATACAGCTTTGCTCTGTTCAACGCCCTCAATTGTGATGGTGATGATGCCATTGATCCAGAAGTCATAGTTTCTGAGAAGTTTGGATCAGTTGTATCTGCTGGCATAGGTTGCTGAGACTTTCTTATCTCAGGTTGTTGAACTTTTTCTTCTCTCTGAGTTTCTACCTGAACAGGTGGTGGTGGTTCATTCTGTTTTATAGTTGACGGATCAATTCTAAGATTGCCCTGATCATCTTTTGTATATAACTCCCTATCATTACTCATAAACTCAGCTTTACCGGTTGTTGTATTGATACCAACAACGTTTTCTCCAGGAGCCATTGAAACAGTACCGCCGTTTGCGTATCGAGGTATAGGTAAAGAGTTTCCGCCTGCTGCTGAAGTTGTTACTTGAGTAGATGGTCGAATATCTACTGGTAGTGGAGTTGGATTAGGTGGTAAAAAAGGAAAGTTGTCAGATGGCATAGCCTCAGATGGTTGACCCTCAACTCTACTTAATGCCGATGTAACTGGATCTGTACCTGGTGCAGTCTGAGCTGGTTCTGGCGCATATAATGAATTAACTAGTTCTTCATATTCTTTACCAATTTTACCCGACTGCAAGTCTTGTCTTAGCTGCCCGCCGCGTCCAGCTCCATATGGATCACTTCCATATGCCCATGACATACCACCTAAACTTTCATGTATGCCTAACCCTTCATTACCAGTGTCTTGTGTATGAACACCGCTTGAGCTATCTGGGCCAGCAACGCCAATTCTTGCAACACCGCCAGGTAGATTTTGAATGGCACCAGCTGAAACATTTGCAATTTCTATAGGATTAAGTTCGTACTGTTTCCAGGTATTACTTTCACCAACATCTCGACCCTTTTCATCTCTTCTACCAGGTTTAATGTCCAAAGCTTCGCCCACACCAGATTTAAGGTGATTGGCACTATGACTATCAACACCGCCTTCAACAGCAACTCTCATAGGTACGCCTTTAGTTGCAGCATACCTGAAAGCAGCATCGGCAGCTAAAATAGCACCAGTTCTTATCTTTTCACCGCCAGCATAGATACGATCTCTATCTCTTGCCAAATCCGGATGTACATGATTCCAGATTTCATCATCAGCAGCTACCGCTTTATTTCCTCTATATAATTGTCTTGGATCTTTCTCGCTATAATATCTGGGAGTATCACCAATAGCAGCAATTGCTGCCGCTGTTGCATCTACATTAGCTTGTGTCTTTGCAATTATTTCTACTTGTTCATTAAATTTGTCAACACCAACAGCGGTAATGGCATGTTCAATATTCCATTTCTGTTCCGGTCCAGACTTATCATATATTTCAAGCGTTTTAGAATCCAGCTTCTTTCTAATATCATCGGATAGAGGCACTAGTTCAGCTTTAATTTCTTCTAACTTTCTAATATTCTCAGCAGAGGATTCTTCCGTAGCAATACTAGCATTTTTTTCGTATTTTGCCATCCAATTACTAATGTAACGCTCAAGCGACATGGTTGGATTTTTTGATTGTTCGAATTCAGTTAGATATCCTTTTGGACCAGCAAACCATTCTCTAGGTATCCAAGACACATCCCCATTATGTCTTTTTAGAATATCTTCAATATATTTCTCTGCTATCTTATCTTGAATATCAGGCGGCGCAAGTCTAGCTTCGGAATATTCTGTTCCGATTCCAAATTGTTTTGTTAGCCCTTGCCAAGTGCCCTTTGTGAATTGGAAAGCACCCGTTGCTGATGAGTCGCCTGCTAGATTTGGAATGACATAATTTCCACCAGATTCCTGACCTTTGATAGTAGCTATAATTCTTGCTACAGAAGGAGTAGTTGTCGAAATATTCTTTTTTGCTATAATGCCTTCTCTTTTCAATATACCCTCAACAGCCATTTCCTGAGCACTCTTGGATGGAAGAGTGACTGTTGGTTTGTAGGTGCTACCACCACCACCATCACTTGGTCTATACGTACTACTGCCATTATTTGGTCTGTTTATATTTGTTCCGCCAGATAAAGCACCACCTAGAGATGCTCCTCCAATACTACCGCCGATACTAGGCATTTGTTCACGGTAATATCTAGGAAATAAATTAGCCAATTGACCTGGAGTTAATGAAGAGATTAAATCATTAACAGCACCACTTTGAGCGACCTGCAATCGATCCGATGGTACCATTTTAAACATGGTCTTATAATCAATTGTCATATTTTCTAGATTAAATGCCATTTATCTTCTCTTTTTAAATGTTGCTGCTTGGTCACGGTTCTTCTGGTCTTGTTCGGCGACATACTCTTTAAGTAGATCGATATAGATAAATCTTTCCCAAGGAATCATTCCCTCTAATTCGGTCAGACTATACTTGTGGTGCTGCATTAGCGCGAAGTTAGTCTTATAATGATTCATCAGTTTATCATGGCCAAGCATTATTGAAAAAAACGGGTAAAGTCCGTGTATTTAACCTTATGTTCGAATCCACACTTAGGGCATACACCACCCGATTCAATAGCAAAAGACGGTAAGTTATCTACAAAATTTTCCAACTTTACAAATTGCTCACTTGTAAGACCTTCAATAAAGTCTACTAATTCTTCTTTTGAGAAGTCCTTGCTAGAATATATCTTATCGCCATTAGTAACTCGTTCAATACAGCTAGAAATAATTCGAATTTTCTTTTGGAAATTACTCTCATTACCTGTAATCATCTTCATAATAGAATAGGATGGGTATTTCATCTTAATAGACAGCTTACCACTTAATTGGATATCCATGACAATATCATCATTCTTTTCTATTACACAGTTGGATATATCAATATCGGTTTCAAATACACCACCGCATTTTTGATCGTTTACGATATTGTTACAGACATAAGAGGTCTCAATCTTTTCTCCGAGTGACTTGGCTCTCAGGGCGATAAACAGGTAGTCCACATCAAAAAATGGCATTTTCTCTAGGTCAATATCACCAGATATAATACAGTTATTGATTACTTGCTTGGTGGTCTTTATAATGTTCTCATTATCTTTTGATTCTACCGCCATGAGTAAAAGCTTTTCTTCTTTTACCAAGAATGGTCGAATCTTAACGGTCTTGCCATTTGATGGTAGAGTTATATCATAAATTGGCACATCAATTTTAGGTAAAGTCATATATTTTCATCCTTTATAATATTAGACGCGAACGGTCGATCCGTCATTCACTAGTTTAAATGTTCCTGATTTTGGATCTCTATTAGGGCGAGTCCACTTACTATATGTGAAGGAAATAGATAGTCGCTGGTAATTATCATCTGCCCATGTAACAGGCTGTGGATTGACTAGAACTGGCCATGCATCATGGAGAGTCCATGCATAAGTTGCAACTGGCTCAGTAAATTCATTAGTTGTTGGAGATGGAGCCACGTCTTCTCTATTAGGTTCTGTAGTCATTCGGAGGCCAGCCTCGCTGAATTGAAACATATTAATCTGGCACTTATAATTATCTTTATATGAAAAATCGTAGGTGTTTGTTGGATTAATTATTTCCATCCAATCATCAAAGAACTGACGCTCAAATGAATCAGCACGACATAGGAATGTCATGGCTGTTTCTTGGTACTCAGTACGGTATGGTATTTTAAAGTTTGGACCATGGTAGCTCATATCAATCATATCCCATCCACGACCAGGGAATTCAGCTAATTCGCAGAGGTATGTAAATTGTCTCATAAAATCTCCGTATCCTTTTCTAATTAAAAAGGAATCAATACCACTAGGAACAATCTGTACAGCAAATCGACATGATCTAGCTAATCCACCAAATATACTAGAATGAGCATAAAAGTCGGTCATTCTAAGGAATGTCGGCTGATTATCTATTTTAAAACTAGGCATTTATTTTATCCTTTTGAAACCCATACTGCGACAGGTAATTGCATGGCTTTATCCCATTCATCAGCCGTTACTTCCACAAAAGACGATCTTACCTGAGTAAACAAATATCTCTTAATGCATGGGCGCATTGCACCTGCTATTTTGCTGGTGCTATTTAATAAATCATATGTGACACGAAGCTTGGTGGTGGCATTCATTTTATTATTATTACGGAATTTCATCAAGGTATTTAATAGGGAGCTGCGTTCTCTAAATGAGAGATAATGCAGATTAAGGCCTAGAAAGCCATCTGGATAGCGTTCTATGGGAAATACCAAGGGGAATCTATCGTACATTGGAAGGGTATCTTTGTGCTTTGGATCGTACCAGAAAAAGTACATTTTACCTATTACGGTATTATCTCTATTGCGTTCGCTATTCGACATGATTTTATTACGGTAGCCGGAAGCACTCTTAGCCTTACCCGTCATCCAATCGCCGATTTCTTGTGATGTATAATTTTTTGCCATATAGTTATTTATTTAATACCTAAATGGTCTTCCGTAATTAATTTGAATTGCCAGCCTCTATCCAAACAATATTCTTCGGCCGCTTTCCATTTGGCTTGGTTCTTGCCCCATGTGGTAACCTCGGTAATATACTGTTTGGTTATTCTCTTTTTCTTGGTTGGTTCTCTGGTCTCTTTCTTAGGCTTTACCTCTAATAGCTGTTCTGTGATATTGCCATCTTTATCTATGGCCTTCACATAGAAGTCAGGGAAATACCTATGCATTCTATTATCTATAGGTGATCTATATGGTATAACTATCTCCTCAGATGACCATTGAATAACTGATTTATTCTCATCCAGATATACCATGAGCCTACGTTCCCAACCAGAGCGATAAATGATCTGCGTTGGGTCACCTTTATATTTTCCAGGGTGCTTTGGGCTATATCGGCCCTTGTAAGTTTTCATATAAATATATAGAAAACAATTCCACAGGAATAATTTAAATGCCAGATCCAAGAGATACAAACTTAGCAGACATAGAAGCGGCAGCGGGAGGCATAGGAGACGCAGGAACAAGAGGGTATGATACATTTTTATCCGATTATACTATTGGCGACAATTCTCTTGGTCAATCAGAATATGATTTTAGATATAGTGTATTTCCCTCAGATTTGGCAAACGATTATGTCGGTCATTATATAGTAATAAACATCAACGTTCCTGTATATTCTACTAAAAATAGGGCTGACCCTAGAACAGCCTACACAGGTGCCCAATTTAATCAAACCATCTTAGATGAAGAATATTCAAAGGTAGATGCGCTACGATTTGGTAATGCGGTTGATGTGGGTGGTCTTAGCCCTGTTGCAGGAACTAATGTATTAAATAAAGAGCCATTTTCTGTTCCAAGATATACTCGCCGTATTAAAGAATCAATTGCCATGTTTATGCCTACTCCTGTCACATTTAATACAGTAAATGATTTCCAAGAAATAGGCATGACCTCTCTTGGTCTAGGAATAGCCACTCAGACTGCCGCAGCATTAGCTGGATCTATTTTCGGTGAGCGTGGATCAGGAATGGTATCTTCTCTGGCTAATGCTGTTGGTGCTAATGGACAAAAAATTGGACAAGTAGCAAGTTTGGCTGGTTATCCAATTAATCCTCGAATCGAAGTAATGTTCTCTAAAACAAATCTTCGCCAATTTGTCCTTGAATTTTTAATGGCACCACGTAATCCACAAGAATCCGAAAGCATGAAAGCCATTATTCGTACTCTTAGATACCATGCCGCACCTGAAATAGATAATGCATTTAAAGGCTTCACATGGAT